CTAACCTTCAAGGCGGCGGGTTTCGGCGCGTCCAGATTGTACTCCCACGCGCTGGAAGTGGACAGTCCGGGGGCGGCACGCATTACCCACTCCAGAGAGCCGGATGAGGACCACCGCGGGGCGAAGTCAATATCAGGCCCGCCATCAGACTCCATGACGTTCTTCAGCGAGTCAGTGACAAGCTCCATCGTGTACCCGTAAAACGACCGCGTCGAAGTGCCGGCAACATCAGCAGGGAACACGATGGGCAGCGAGTACCAGCCGCCCGGTGAGATAACTTCCTGCACGAGACGCTTCGCAATCGTCCCCAACGACAGCGGCCCGTAAGACAGGGTCGCCGTCATAATGTTTGGGACGCCATGCGGGACGGCCATCCGATCAGCCAGGATCGACCAAATATCCGAATGGTCAACCCGGAGCGTCCCGGCATCCTTGTCGTAACTGGTCCCGTCAATGACGCCAGCAGCAACAACCACAGGGCCTACCTCGTAGACCAGCGTGTTCGTCCGCTCCACGATCAGGCTGCGAAGATCAAGCTTCTTCACCATCGAGTCATTCACCGGGATAGTTGCACTCCCGGAAGACCCATCGTTGAAGCAGCGCGACCAGGTGAAGTCAGTCACGGGGATGACGTTGAGCCGCTGCCCGGTGATCGTGTCACACACCCAAACCCGTTCAAGTGCCGCCAAAGGGGGCCTCCTTAGATGTAGGTATCGAGCATGGACACGGTCGCCGTAGCTGTGCCCGTTGTGATCGGTTGAACGCGCAGGTTCGTTGCTGTTGACCCGCCCTGGATGCGCCAGATATCGGCGCGCGTCACGCCGCCAGACACAACAACACCGCCACGAACCAGCAAGCCCGTCGCCATATCAATCGTGTGCGGATTGCCAGAAGTCAGCGCCGTAGTCACCCGGTACTCGGCACCGCCCGACGACTGCAACACATACCCGCCCGGCATCGAACCGGCCACGGTAACGACCGGGTAGCCGACCGCGTTGCCCCGGTGATAGATCGTCTGGTATGTGCTGCCTGACGGGATGCTGTACGTGTTCACTTCGCCATACTTGCGCGGGTCAACACACTTCAACCGGACCTGCCACTGAGCGAACACGTCAGTAACCGGTGTGAATTTGACCCCGCTATTACGCTTCGCATCCGCCCACTGAACCGAGCCATGCCCGGACGTCTGAAAACGCCCGGACATGGCACCCGTGAAGAAGTTCATAGCCTCATGCAACTGGTCGTGACTCTTGGCGTGGAAGTTGCCGCCAATCGTGATCAGCCGCGCCTGGTTGTAAACGGGCAGGTCGAACTCGCCGTCACTGTTAGGTCGGTCCGTGGACCCTCCCTTCGGGTCCGGCGAATCCCACCAGCCCTCAAACTGGTCATTCTGCGTGACCCACTCGCCGAAACGGTCAGTGCCGGAAAGGGTGCGCCCCGCCCACGTAATCTGTTCAGCCACCAAGACGGACACCCTGCTTCTGTAGTTCCCAACGGATCATGCCCATAGCCTGATCGGCCACTTCACGCGGCGCTGTTGTGCCATTGATGTGCTGCACAAGGTTGACGGACGGGCCGGGCGCAGAAGCAGCAGCCGTGGCCGCCTGACGGGCAGGGGCACTAGCTGGCGCCATCTGCGCGTTCATCCGATCCAAATTCCCGTAGCCAATAGCCCGAGCCGCCGACGCCTTCAACACATACTCATCCTTCGACAGCATGTGCGGGTTGGAATCCGACGTGTCAGTACCAACACCGAAGACCCGGCCACCAACAGCCTTCTTCTTCGGGATGAAGCCCGGAGCGTAAACCCCGGCACCCTGACCAGCCGAGCCGTCAGCAACCTGCGGGGTAAGGCCAACGCGCCTCTCAAAAGTCGTCGCAATCGTGTTGATATTGACGGTGACGTTCTTGCCGTTCAGCGCATCAGCCTTGCCCTTGATCGAGTCAAGGGTCGTGGTGGCGTTATCGTTGACCCAGGTATCAATAGGCACGTTCTTGGGGATGCCAAGCGCCTTGCGGGCCATCGTGTCCGCAGCGTCGCCAGTAATGCCGAGCTGACCGGCAGCCGTCACCAGGTCGTTGTAGCTCGTCTTGAGAGAGGTCTGCAACTCGGCCTGAGCCGCAGCCGAACCCTTGGTAGCAAGAGTCTCAGCCGCGGTGGCCTCAGCCTTGGTCATCGCCGCCTGAGCCAGAGCGTTGTAGGCCGACTGGTTGGCGCGGCCCTTCTCAGTGTCCAGGTCGAGCGTCGTGCCGTTCTTCTTCACCGACTCGGCAACCTTGTCGATTGCATCCTGATAGCCGATAGCAGCATCAGAGGCCGACAGGTGCAGGAGGCCGGCAGCGAACAGTGACTTAGCGAAAGCGTCGATGTCAGTTACGGCACCCTCGGCGCTAAGCCCGACTTCCTCAAGAGCCTTAGCCATGTCCTCAGTCACCGGGGCCGCCTGACCGGCTGCGGTCGTGTACGTTTCCACAGCCCCAGCAGCGCCCGCCATTGAAGACGGGATCTTACCCATTGCATAGTCGAGCAAGTCCTGTTCGCTCAGGACGACGCCAGCGGCGGTCGCCTGCGCCATCAGCGCATCCTTGTACCCGGGCAGAACCTCCAGGGCTTCCTTCGCGCCCTTGCCGTTCTTCTGGAACTCCGAAGTCAGGGCCTGAAAGTTCTTGGCCGCAGTCTCGCCCGCGCCGTTCTTGACCAGGTTCCCCATCTCGTCGCCGAGGCCCTTGAACCTGTCTTCGAGCTGGGAAATCTCACCCTTAGGGAAGCCAAGGAAAGCAACGAACGGATCAAAGAACTTGTTGCCAGCGTCATTGAAGTTCTGATTGGTGAGGCGCGAAACCGCGCCGGACACGTTGTCAATGTTACTGACAGCAGTCCCGAACGCCTTGTCATAGTTCCCGAAGATCGAGTCCAGCCCGGACGCCTGCCCCGACTTCCCAACCTTCAGGAGTGCCTGCCCGAAGTCCTCGGCAGACTTCGTATCCTTCTCTGTGAACACGGCCCCGGCAACCTGCAACGCAACAAGCGCGACAGTCGCGATGCCAGCACCCTTAGCGACCCGCCCAATACCAGCAGCAGCCCTCGGCGCAGACGTTGACAGCGCAGCCATCGACGCCCGGAACTCCAGGAGCTTCGGGAGTGTCGTCATTAGCATGCCGCCAAGCAGGAGCCCCGCCCCGGTGATACCGGCGATACCCACGCCCACGTTTAGTAGCGGTGCTGGGATCTTGCCGACCATGTCAATCAGGTCCTCAGCGCCCTGCACAATGCCGCGCAGGGACTCCGCAGCGCCCGATCCGCCCTTGATGAGGACCGAGTCGAACGAGCCGCCAAGCCGCTCAATATCGCCCGCGAGGTTGTCGGTCTTGATAGAGGCCGTCACGGCTGCATAGCCCTGATCGTTGACCTTGTCAGTCCAGTCGGATATGCCCTTTGCGCCGTTCTCGTACAGCACGTTCGCGGCACGTACAGCGTCAGATCCGAAGATGACACCCATGGCCGCGTTGCGCGCCTCCGGGGTCAGGTCCTGCATAGAAGTCTTCAAGTTCTCAGAGAACTTCGACAGGCCGATGAACTGGCCCTGCGCATCATACGCGGAGATGCCAAGCTCAACCATCTTGTTCTTAGCCTCAAGGGACTGGGGTGTGAGGCGTTGAAGCATCGACTTGAAGCTAGTGCCAGCATCGGAGCCAGTCAGGCCCGCCGACGCGAACGCGGCAAGCCCGCCCGTGGTTTCCTCGATACTCAGGCCGGTCTGATTGGCAACTAGACCCGCCTGGTTGAGGGCCATGCCCATATCCTCAACGGAACCTTGCGCCTTGCCCGCGCCAGCAGCCAGAAGGTCGGCAACGTGGACCGCGAGCTTGCCCTTGTCTTCAAAATTCTTGCCGAAGATCGTCATCGACGTCGCGGCAATCTCCGCAGCCTTGGCAACATCCAGGCCGCCAGCGGCGGCGAGACTTAGCGCGCCATTTAGGCCACCACTAAGAATGTCCTTGGTGCTTACGCCAGCCTTGGCTAGTTCGTCAATTGCGTTCGCGGCTTCTTTCGCCGAGAACGACGTGTCAGCGCCCGCATTGACAGCCGCCTCCCGCAGAAGATCCATATTCCCGGCAGTCTCATGCGTGGACGCCTGAACCTCAGACATTGCCGAATCGAACTCCATGAACGACTTCACTGCGATAGCAACACCAGCCAGTAGTGCGCCACCCATGACCATCGAAGCCTTGCCAACACGGTCCAGGTGCTGCTCGTTCTCACGGGCAAACGAAGCCGTGCGGTCAGCGAAATCCGTAGTCGCCTGCTGAGCCGTACGCATCCCAGAAACGAAACCCTGAACCTTGGCCTCAAGCGCGATAGATATGCTGCGATCAGCCAAGGGGGCCTCCTGTTATTTGGTTACGGGGAATGCTCTAAGACGGGCGCGATCATCAGCGCCGAGTTGTTCGGTTGGTCCTTATACGGCTCCATCGCGATGGCCCGCGCCGTCGTGGCGTGGCAGCGGATCGGCAGCCCGCCCTTGAACTTCATTTCGTTCTCAGGGCTCGTGCATACCGAAAGCGGGGAACCACACAGCGGGCACAGCGAGCCGCGGTAAGCCTGCAACGCAAGCATCACCGTCTGCTCAGCCTCATCCCACTCAGGCTCAGGCCGGGACGACACAAGCCGCCCAGCCTCATACTCATACGCAGTCGCAGGTTCCCAGCCGTGGAACCGCTTCAACGAAATACCGAGAGCGTGCGCCGTCTCTACGTCTGATCTGAGGGCTGGATCATCCTGAAGGCGCTGAGCGAAAAAGGGACTTCGTTCCGCCCCTTATTCACGCGGAGAGTAGCGAGTACGAAGTCTTCATACTGGGAATCTGTCATGTCGTCCGCGAGGGCATCCCACTCGTCCGCAACGGAGAAGTCCAGCGCCTCGCCGGCGTGGTTCTCAACCCCGGCAATGGACTTCGGGACAGCCGACTTCATCAAGGCCTCAACGTTGAAGCCGTACGACTTATCCAGCGCGTTATCCTCACGCGGGGCATGGGCTGCAACAAGGTCGTTCCAATCGCCGCGCTTCATCCCCCGGACCAGGAACGAAACCGTCGCCGCCTTCATCTCCTCCTCGATGGCGTTGACCCTCTTAGCCAGATCCTTAGCCGGATCATTCAGCCGGGCATCAGCAAGAGACTGCGAACGGGCCGCATTGAACTCAGCCTCCGCAGCCTCATGCGCCGCCTTCAG